TCTATGGCATCGACAAAGGGCAGGCTTTCAAACATCTCGGCAAGGACAGTCTTTCTCTGGATTACCATCCCAACAGCGCCTTTGGTGAAGAGGAGCCTTTTTACAACAAGGTCTTTCGGGCAGCCAAGGACGGCAAGGTCAACTTTGATCCTCAGGTCACCCTGAAATACATTCAGGAAGTCGAAAAGATATCTGACGATACCTATCTCGATATCATCCGGCCCTATGCCGAGGGACGTTTTGGAAAAGATAAAATCGGGCTGGATAAATTCTATGAGCAGGCGCTTCAGCGCAAACATGACCTGCGGAAGGATTTCGAGCGATATTACGGTGAGGTTTTAGGCCGGAAAGATTTCAGTTTCACCTCACTGCAGGCAAAGCCCGGAATCAAAAAACTGCTGCAGGATGCGGATGAGAAAATCATCGATGATGCCGGTAAACTTGGATGGCAGGGAAAAACGCTGCCGTTCGACAGTGGCGATGTCGAAGACCAGAACGCGCTGATATTCACAGAGACCTTCAAAGGCAAACAACGAACCGTTGTCAAAATGAAGATCCGGCCGGATACGGATTCTAAAATCACCGCACTGCTTCGGGAACAGCTGGACCTTGTCGAAATCAAGAAAGGCCAGCCTCTGGCAGATGACACCTTTTTCCCAACCATTCTGGAAGCCGTTAAGAACGTTAACTTTCATGTCGGTGACGGGAACTATAACCGGACCAAGCTGGCGAAGGCGGAGAAACTTCGAACCCGGCTGCTTGTGCTCGCCCGCAGCAAAGATCCGGAAGTCAAAAAGATGGCCGACAACTACATCAAATGGCTGGACGAGATCAAAGAGGCGGTCGACTGGGACCGCGCCACCAATGGCATCTTCGAACAGTACCTCCCTGAATTGCCGAAGCAGGCCAAGCCCAAGAAACCCGACTTCAAAGTCACCAGAGGTAAAGTCACTCACACCAAACGGCGCATCAGTGGCGGCAAGATCACTGTCGAGATGGATGATGTCGATAATTACGGGATGTTCAACCGGGACTCGAGGATGCAGGACGGCCTTCAATTCACCGCCGATTTTGACGACGGCACCCGTCTGAAATACCGACCATGGGACAATACAAACCTTTATGCCCAGCGTGGAGAGCTGGAGATTGTGATCGATGGGGATGCCAGCGGCAAGAAGGTCGAAGCCCTGATGACCAAACTGGATAAACTCGGCATCGATGCACGGATTTCTTCACCCGAGAACGCCGAGCAGATGTATCTGGAAAAGATGGCTTACATCCGGAAAGTGGACCACACCGCAGAATACAAGCGCCTCCAAAAAAGTCTGGATGATCGCGATGCTTCCGTAAATGAGCGGGTGCAGACTCTTCGTGGCTTCTGGCAGAAGGAACTGAATGTCGATGATATCACCAAGCTACCCGATTATGACCCGATGGGCGCGTATCAGGCCGGGTTTCTCGATCGTGGCTTGAAAGGCGGATACCGCCACCAGTACCGGTTCGACATCACCGAAGAGGATCTGGAAAAAAAGATGAAAGATTACTCCTTGGTCCACCGCTTGACCAACAATGAAGGCATGTCCGGGTTCATCGAAGCCATCCTTGAAAACAACGGTGCCATGGTCAGTACGGTCGAAAAGATGCGCATGGGAGTTCCGCCCGGCGGTATGTCTCCAGTGGCCGACATGCAGACAGGCGGAGCCAGTTATTTCTTTACCCGGATTCAGAAAAAGCCAACCCGCGATGCTCCTCCGGCCCTTTATTTCAAAAAGAGCATGTTGCGGCGCATGGATGCGATCAGCTACAGCCACGATGCCTATGGCAAAGTTGTGGACGATTACGTCCGGAAAAACCGTGGTAACAACATCGACGACTGGAAAAAGTTTTCAGGCAAGAGCGGCAATGAGACCATCTTCAAGTATTCGGTGACGCTGCTGGATAATATCGAATACATCGTCGCTAATTCAGCTGCCGAGCGTCAGAAGATTATCAAGAGCTTCACCTCCCGTGGGATCAAGAAACTGCCCGACGGCCGCAAGGTGGAAGACATCGTCCATACACCGAGCACATGGAATACGAGGAAATGATATGGAAACCATAATTGCAGAGGAAAAAGCCCGAATCCAGAGGCAGCTTCATTGGTTCAATGAACGTGGCTGCCGTCTGCAGGTCCGGGAACGTGGCGGTGAAACATTTATCGACACCATTGCCGCAGAACTGACCGTAACAAGGATTGCACCGCACTTCGATGCTTCCGGGAAAATCATCCGAACGGACTTCTGGTTGCTATGGAAGGAGCTCGGTTATCAGGAAGGCTTCAATTACAGCCATACGATCAAAGTCGTCAATGTATCCGTGGATGACACGCTGACAGCGCAATCAGCTGGAGCTGAGATCAATGCATGGCTGATTGTCGAGCTGACCGATGATCTGGGCCGCATTTACAACCTTGAAATGATCGAGCCCGTTTCCGAACCGGCTCATGCCAAGCAGTGGGAGGCATGGCTGGCATTCAGAAAAAACAACCGGGATTTGTTCCAGCGCATCGATTCCGAGATCCTTGCCGAACACATCAAGATTGCGGAGGACTGGCAGTGAAGCTGAGATACATGATCGATTCCATCCTCGTTGATCCCAAAGCGGCAGTTCCAGAATATCGGCCTGTCGGTGTTTGGGTGCAAGGTCCCGGTCCGGGCCTCGATATTGAAATGTTCTACCCGAACTCTAACCGGGGCGATATTCAGGATCGTCGTGAACAGGCAGACTGGGTTATCAATCGTCTGGTTGAAAGCGGTGTTTTGACCCTCCCGGATGATTTTCTGGAGTATCACCGCCAGAGCCGATCTCCCTATGACGGCGTGTTTTCCGAACCGGTCGAAACAGAGGAATACCCGTCAGTAAACGCCTGTGGTCTTGCTGTTTTGCAGTCTTTGAAGATTCCCGCCTAAAAAAGCAGACGCCTTTCCGACACATTTCAAAGCCTTCCGGTAAGTAATCGCTGAAACCTCCCGCTCGCCCGGTGCGATCGGGGCAAATAACAGTGATTGAACCGGAGAATTTGATGGAAATGTTTGCCACTGACCTGGAAAGGCTGGCGTTCCTCCTTGAGGCAGATGCGGCGCTCGCTATCGATCCCGACAAACTCGGGACCGATGCAGCCGAACAGAAGGCTCCTGAAGAGCAGCCCCCGGAGAAACGCCCCAAGTACATCACCAATTACATCGGCAGCAAACAGAAACTGGTCGACTGGATCTGGCGTAACACCCCGGACGGAGTTTCCTCCGTTCTGGATGCCTTTTCCGGCTCGGCCGTTGTTGCTTACATGTACAAATCCAAAGGGCTGCGAGTTTTTGCCAATGACCGTCTTCGCTACAGTCACCACGCAGCCAGAGCCATTATCGAAAACGGTTCGACGAGGCTGTCCGAAGCAGAGATCGAAAAGCTGCTGGCGGACAATCCCAAAGCCAAGACCTTTGTTCAGGACAATTTCAAAGGGATCTTCTTTGCCAAAGGTGTCCACGCACTCATCGACTCGTTGAGGGCCAATTGCGACGACCTGTCTGGATACAAAAAGGACATCGCGCTGTTTGCTCTTGGCAAAACCTGCATGAGCGGCAAAGGCGGGTTTGGCCACTTCTCGTCTTCCACTGATTACGGGAAACGGCAGGACACGCCTGAAGAATTCAAAAAACGCCTGAAAGCGAATATCGAGCGGATCAATGCCCTGATATTCGATAACGGCAAGGAGAACAAAGCCTATCGTGGGGATGTTAACGAGATCCTTCCCAAGGTGAAGGCCGACCTCGCTTACTTTGACCCGCCTTATGCCACCGAGTTTTCGACCACCAATTACGAAAAAGCCTATCACTTTGTCGAAGGGCTGATGACCTATTGGGACGGTCTGACCATCAAGGCGGACACCAAGGTCAAAAACTACGAAACCAGCCATGTGACAGTCACCAAGGGTAACGCCTCCGACTTCTTTCAGGAGTTTCTCGGCAACGCCACCCATATCCCGCATTGGCTTATTTCATACCGCGACCACGCCTATCCAAACGAACAGCAGATGAAAAAGATCATCGGCGGTCTGGGGCGTCAGAGCCGGATGAAAACCAAGGACCATAAGTATTCGATCACCTCCAAGCATGGCGAGGCTTCCAGTGCCAAGGAGCGCCTTTTCGTTTGCCTGAAAGGAAACCAATCCCGTGCGGATACTGATCAGGCGGCAAAGCCTGTTCCGATGGCTGCCGCAGCCAATATCCATACCTCCATCCCGGTGGAGCTCTGCCTCGATGAAAATGCGGGGCTGAACGCCGAAGCGATGAGCGGAGGTCTCCCGGGTGATCCCCAGTTTACCTTCATCCTCTGCCGAACCGGCACCAATCGCAATGGTGATCATTTCACCGCCGAGGAGCTGGCCGCAAGGCACATGACCGTCATCAACAAGAAGGTCGATCTTCAGCACTCGCAGGAGTTCGGCGACATCGTCGGCGGGATTGTGGCGGCCGACTATCTGGAGGATGAAATCGGCGGCCGGGTCGAATGCGTTGGTGAGCTCTACACCGGTGATACGCCCAATGCCCAGCTGGCCTACAAGCTCATGAAGCGAGGCATCATCACGCAGGTATCGATGGAGTGTGATTACGAAGAAGGTGAATGCTCCGTCTGCCACAAGCGCTTCAAGAGCAAAGCCGATTACTGCACTCACCTCAGAAAATTTAAGGGCCGTGAACTCGATGGGAAACCTGTTTTCGAGATTCTTCACGGCGTGACTTTTACGGGCCTGGGCCTGCTGGACCGCAAAGGGGCAGATGAAAATGCCCGCATTCTGCAGGTGGCGTCGGTTCAGGAACCATCTGTTGAACACCAACCCAAAGGAGATCCAACTATGGACGAAAAAACCAAGAAACCAGATGAGTCGTCCGCCGACGCCGCTAAGAAAAAACAGGAACGGCAGGAAGACAATCCGGCTCCCGGTGGCGAGCTGGAAAAGGAAAACCGCCAGCTGAAAGCTCAGGTGGCCGAACTTCAGAAACGCATTCAGGAGCTGGAGGCCGAACAAAAGGCTGCCGCTTCGAAAGCCCGCGCTCACAAGCTGATTTCAAAGCTCGAAAAGCAAGGCATGGATTTCGGCGAGGACCGCGACACCGAACTGGGGCGTCTGGCGGAACTGTCGGATGACGCTTTTGCCGCCACCGAGGCCGCCTATGAAAAGATGGCCAAAAGCCACAAGTCGGATGCCAAGGCTCAGCCGGAAGCGGAAAAAGAGCCTGAAAAGCAGAAGTCCAAAGCATCCAGCGAAACACCCATGCGCAGTTCCGCCGGAGTGAGACCTCACGACGTGGATGACCGCAAGCTCTCCCTCGAGGATCGCCTGCGCAGCGGCTTCATGGCTGCCTACAACAACCGTGTCGGTAACGAATCGAACGAAACCGTGGAAATCAACTAACAAGGAGAAGAGCTATGTCTTTTATCAATCCATGTCACAGGGGCCTCGCTTACGGTGACGGCTATATGCAGGGCGATGGCCAGCTTGGCCATCTGGTGAGTATAGCGGGAAACGACCTGTTTTCTGTCAACACAGATCCGGAGGTCCGTTCATTCGGCATCCTGATCAAGGATTACGCTGGCGGTGAAATGCCCGGCATCTACTGCAACGGCGGTGTGTACGAAACGGATGTCTTCGAAGGGACGATCAATCCCGGGGATGACCTGAAAGTCTCGGCCACCGGCAAATTGACCGGCGGAAACATCGGGAATGACGAGTTTGTCATCGCTCAGGCCATTTCCATCCAGAGCGGCGTTTTGAAATTCAAACTGCTTATTTAACCACAGGAGCTGTACACATGAAGAACAACCCAATGAACATTCACAGCCAGGAATACATGGAGACCATGGCAAGGCTCATGAGTGAAGCTCTTGAGTCCCCGGAAGGGATGCAGGCGTTGGCTGCTGCAATTGCCGCTCCGATTGAACAGGAGATCCGGCGCAAGGAAATATCCTCGCTGCTGCTGACCAAACACACACTGCCCAAGGGCGAACGTCCGCTTTATCAGAAAAAGCCGACTGTCAAAGCCCACTGGATCAGTAAGGACGGTGAAGCGCAGGAACAGGAAATCGGCAAAGACGAAGTCGAGTTTCCGACCAACCGTATCCACTCCAATCCGATGGTGGACATCTCCGTTCTCAAGAACGGCAACATCGGTACGCTGATGGATATCCAGACCAGCGCCTCGGATGCCATCCGCAAAGAGATGGACCGCAGAACCATCTCTGTGTTGTCGGCAGCTGTCCCGACCGCCAATACCGTCGAAGTGGCCGGAAATACGCTGACCGAGGAAGCCCTGAACGAGGCGATCTCCATCATCGAAGACCTCGAGTTGTCGGTGAAGTATATCGTCATGCGTGGTCGCCGTTTCAATGATCTGCGTGGCTGGGATCTCGATCCTCAGACCAAGCTGGAGCTTCGTCAGAAAGGCGTGGTCAAGAACTACGGCACCGGCGGCATTCTGCTGACGGCATCCATGCCCCTCGATGAAATCCTGATCATTCCGGATGAAGAAGTGGGCAAAATGCCTGTCCGTGAAAAGCTCAAAGCCGAATCCATCGACCAGAAGACCCGCTTCAAAACCGGTTGGCTGGTCTGGTCCGAAATCGGTCAGGGCATTACCCGCCCGGACATTCTGGCCCGCGTGAAACTTGGTGTTTAATGCCGAAGGAGGAATCATGTTGACGATAAAAAATGTCCGCCCCGGCATTCTCATCATCCCGGATGCCGGGCTTAAGCTGTTTCCCGGAGAGGTTGCGCCAGTTGAAGAGCAAACCGACCAGATCAAACACTGCCTGCAAACCGGGGTGGTAATTCAGGTTGATAAGGAGAAATCAGACAAGCCGTCCTCTCCGGGCAAACAGGATCAGGATAATGATCTGAGCAAGCTCAACGCGACGGATGCCATTTCCAAGGTCAATGAGGAAGCCGACCCGGCCAAACTCAAAGGCTACATGGAAGGTGAAAAACGCAGAACCGTAATCGACGCGCTGAAGAGCCGTCTTGCGGAGGTTGACGTTGACGCTTCCTGAGCTCATAGCCGACCTGCGCATCGACCTGTCCGATCCGGATGCGTCTCTCTTTGTGGATTCCACACTGGAGAGATGCGTCCGGAAGGCGGTTTTTAAGCTGTCCCGGGATGCAGAGATTACGCTGACCATCGAGGGCGAGCAGATTCTGCCGGACATCAGCGGTGAACTCAGGGAGCTGCTTCTGCTGCTTGGGCAGATACATGCCTGTCAGGTGATGCGCTCTGCCACCGCCAATGCCTTCTCGTTTTCCAGCGGCGACAAACGGGTCGACAAATCCAAGCAGCCTGAACATTGGGCCAAACTCGAAGTGGATCTGCTGGATGAATACCGCAAAAGACTCGCCGCATTGAAACCGGGAACCGAGGTCAACGAGGATGGCTATATCATCACTCCCGGCGGCCTTACTCCAGTGATTTACGAACAGGGAATCTGCCTTGAAGAGGATTGCTGATGCTTTTGACCGATCAGGAAAAAGAACAGGCCGTGAAGGATGTCAGAGAACTGATTGTGTCTTCCGATATTACGGCCACAGTGCTGCGCATTGTTCCCGGTGAAAATCTGTATGGAAGCGACGATCAGGAATACAGCCCAATCGGCTCGATCCCTGTTGAAATAGTCCACACACCTCCGGAAGACCTCGCCGGAAAAATCGACGCCACTATCTCCGTTCTGCCGGAAGCCGACGTGCTCCCGGAAGACAGGCTCCAGATAGAGACCGTCACATACAGAATACAGACACTTGAAGAAGAACACTTCTTTGGAGTCATTACCCACCAATCCATCAAGCTGGTGAAGATCCATGGGCGTTAAACGGACCGGTGACTGGAACAAGGCCAAAGCAAAACTGAACGGCACCCTTGGTCCCCGTATCGCCATGGCTCTGCAACAAGCAACCATCCGCAATGCCCTGTTTCTTGTCCGGGAGATTCAACGCGGCATCCGCAATCAGGCCCCCGGCGGACAGGCTTTTGCCAAGCTGGCCGACAGCACCATTGAACGTAAAGGCTCCAGCAAGGCGCTTATCGACACCGGATTTCTGATCAATTCCATCACCCAGAAGATCATGGCGGACAAGGCTTTTGTCGGTCTGCTCCGTGGAACCGTGAACAAAGACGGTGAAAGCATGGTGAATATCGGCGCTGTCATGGAATACGGAGCCACCATCAACCATCCGAACGGGGCGACCATCATCATCCCGGCCAGACCTTTTCTTCACCCAGTCATGCAGAAATACCGCAAAGAGATTGAGCAAAATTATCGAGCTGCCCTGAAAGGCATTCTCTGATCCGACACATCCTTAAGCGTTCCGGTAAGTAATCTGGCAGAAACAACCGGAGGCTACCGTGAGCACAATACGAACCGTTACAGAAACACTGATCAGGCAGGTCAAAGCCGACATCCATTCCGATGCCGTGCTGGTCCTGCCTGATGATGTTTTTGAAGTTCAGCGCACGCCCAGCGTCATTCTGCAGGGGCCGCGAGTCAGCGAAAACAAACTGCGTCGCAGCCAAAGTCGCCTGATCGAAAAGGACGTGGACGCTCTGTCATTCGAAGAGTGTTCTTTTCCGCGTCTCTATCATCTCGACTTTGACCTGATCGTGACGGTGGACCGTGAGGTCGAGCTCCTTGAATTTCAGGAGTCGGTCTCCCGCTTTGTCCAGCGCAATCCCGTTTTGACCATCACGGATCAGGGCCAGCTCAACCTTACGGAGATCGCTCCGCTGGGCGGCCTGAACCGGGTCAACCTTTCCAACCTGAAGCAAAGCTCCGGACGCATCCGCATTGAAGACTGTCCTGTTTACGATGGCGAAATCAAAAACGGCCATCTGATCAAGGACCGAACTTTCCAGTTTCACGGCAGCGTGAATGAAGAACGAACCTATGAACCCAAAGGAGATGAACAGTGATTGAAATCAGAAACCTTCAGTTTCAACCGCTCAC